TTCTGAATGGTCGTGCCGGCAATGTCCTTCTTCTCCACGTACAGCTTGTCAAACAGGACTTCTACGAGGGAGGCGAAGGTGGACGGACGGCCGATGCCTCGTTGCTCGAGCTCACGGATGAGGGTGGCCTCTGTGAAACGGGGGGAGGCCTTGCTGCGCTTTGGGGTGGCTGTGAGCTGGGACCACGTCAGCTTCGTGCCTTCGGCGAGTTGTAGGGAATTCTTCCATGAGGTGGAGGCTTCGTCAGGGGCGTCGGTATCCTCATCCTCCGAGTCCAGCTTGGCTTGCTGGCCGAGGATTTGCCACCCTGCGAACTCCGTCATGCGCCAGGAAGAGAACCAGTGGAACTTGGCCTCGTCGCCGTCCAGGACGATCGTGGCCTTGCGGGTTTGCCCCTTTGCCTGGCTCATGACGGATTGCATGGCACGGCGGTAGATGAGGCTGTAGATTTTCCTTTCTTGCTGCGACCAGTCTTCGGTGGCGGATAGCTCCTTCAAGCTAAAGTGCGTAGGGCGAATGGCTTCGTGGGCTTCTTGGGGCGGAGGTGATCCAGATACAGAGGCAGGGGCCGAGACAAGTGCTTTCTTGGGTTTCTTGGCAGCCGCTTGCGAAGCAGAAGCAGAAGCTGCTACAGATCCCACATACTCCTCCCCATACTCCTTTTTCACAAGTTCCTGGGCTTCCTTCACAGCCTCCTCGCTCAGCGTGGCGTGGTCCGTACGCATGTAGGTGATATGGCCAGCCTCATACAAGCTCTGCGCACAACGCATCGCAGCCTTCGGGTTAATTTTATAGAGTGCGCTCGCTTCTTGTTGCAAGCTGCTCGTGATCAAGGCCTTGGGAGGATTGAGCATCCACGGTTTCTGCGTGACGCCGGTCACGGTGGCCCGTTTGTCTTCATGGACGTTTTCCAGATAGTTTAGCGCCGACTCCTGATCTTCTAGCTCGTCGTCCATAGTGGAGGGGAAGCTGAATGCCTTTGCAGAGAAGTCGCCCCCGAGCCTCCAAGTTGTCTGCGAGGAGTGGTCGCAGATCTGCTTTTCCCTGTCACTCACAAGTCGTAAGGCCGGTGTCTGGCACCTTCCTGCACTCAAGGACCTGGCGACGTACTTCCAGAGGAGGGGAGAAATAGTGAAACCCACGAGCATATCTAGGACCGCCCTCGCCTGTTGTGCATATACCACGTTCATGTTGAGTCGGCGAGGATTCTCTACGGCTGACCTTACGGCGGTGGCAGTGATTTCGTGAAATACTGCCCGAGGCATGGAGGCAGGGTCACGACGTAAGAGGCATGCCACACTGTAGGCAATGGCCTCGCCTTCTCGGTCATCGTCGGCGGCCAGATAGATTGTGGAGGCCTTCTCGGCAGCGTCTAGGATGGGTTTCATGGCTTTCGCCTTTTCTTTCAAGAATCGGAAGCGTGGCTCAAAATCCCTGTCGATACCTACGGCATCTACGGATTCTTCCAGAGCTCGGATATGACCCATCGTCGCAAGGACGATCCAGCCATCGCCGAGAAATGAGGCGATCTTCTTGCATTTTGCGGGGGATTCCACAATTAAGAGGTTCACCATAATTGCTTTCTGCTTAGGGACTGTGTAAAAGGGGTTGTTTGGAGTTCAACTTTAGGGCCTTTGGCCTTCGTCTCTGGTCTAAGGCTCATAGCCCTTATATATATTAGTGATGGTGAAGCCAAATTGGCCCGCTGTACAAAGCAAAAACTTCTTTTCAGCACTTGATACTGACTCGTCTTCTTGCTCTGAGGAGGAAGGGGTTGTGCCCTCCAAGGAAGTCGTGCCCTGCGAGGAGGAGGTAAGATCCCATGAGGAGGAGAATACCGCCTCTGGCCCTGGCCCTGACCCTGACTCTGCCCAGGCCTCTGCCCAGGCCTCTGCCCAGGCAGGTGCGAAGTACCGCAAGTGGAATCGTGGCGAGGAGGCTCGTTTTACTACGGATTCAACTGCAAACATCTTCAGCAGCCCCTTTTACAAAGGCCGCCGCCCTTCTCAGAAGCACTGGGCGAAGCCTCGCTTCGTGGAGGACACGGATGGGTGGGTGAGTATCCGCCAGGGCAACGACGCAGAGGGTGAGGAGGTGCAATCAGAGGTGATTTATGAGAAGAGGCCTGTGCCCGTGGAACAGCCTGTTACACCCGATGGCGAGACGGTAATCTTCCCTCCTGAGGAAGAGGCTGTGACTGCGAGTATGTGGGCCGAGCGCATCAAGAATACTCTGGAGAAGGCAGAGGCGACTCGTGGGAAGCCAAAGGAGGCCGATGATTTCAAGGAATCCCTGAACCGCCTCAGTTTCTTCCGCAGGTCCATTGTCTAGATACGAAAGCTTAAAAAATATGACAGCTTACTAGAAAATGTCTGCGCCTACGACCACTTACACTGCCGTAGCCTCCGTGCCCAATGCGTCCTTCAACAGCGTGCAGAAGCTTCCTGTATCCCCTGCCGACGCTGCCCAGCTCGTGGCCGACAGCAGCTCGCCCGCCCTGGAAGAAAACCAGGCGATCTTGAAGAACCTGCCTCTTTCCTGGTGGGTGTCTTCCTTCAACAGTGGCGCTATCCAGTACCGTCCCGTGAGCGGCCTGGTGAACTGGGCGTTCATTAAGGACGGCAAGGACGTGCACATCTCCAAGGAAATCAGCGACGTGATAATCCCCAATCGTACGGCTAGGGTGAGTCGTGATGATAAGGCGAAGACGATTACCATGGTGATGAAGGAAAATGAATGCCTCCTCTTGACTAAAATCGCCCCTAGCCTGCTTTAGAGAGACGATGCGCTTTTGACACTATTAAAAAGGCTATTGGATAGGCTTTTTAATGATACTGCCCCAGGTTACTAGAACCCAAAGAGGAGCCCTGCACGTCCTCCGTACACTCTCAGAATATTGTAGGTTTCTGTCCATACATAGACTGTGTAAGAGGGGATGTCTGTGGAGCGCAAGCTGCCCCTCGTGGGTTTGAACGTCAAGCTCAGATCTATGTTGATGATCTTGTCGAGGTTTGCATGACCCATGGGATTGCTTATGCCGAATTCCTCGCCTTGTGTGCCGAAAGGCAGGTTGTAGTAGTATTTGTTGTGCCAAGGCGTTTTGCGCTGCTCGTAGGAAGGTATGATACTCTGAAAAAGGGTTGGTATGTCAGTGGCATACCGCACCATTTTTCCTTCGTACGTGAGGGCCATGTCCTGGATAGGTTCCGAATCCATGTCGGAATACGCTGGGATGAGTGGGCTGAATTTGCGAGAATGCAGGCCTGACGCATTGGGCCACCAAGGGACTTCTGCTGCTGCTGCGCCAGGTGCAGACAAGTCCCTCGTAGCCAGGAAGGGGGCGTTTAACAAGTCGGCGTCATCCCTGTGCACATAGAAATACATATCCTTGGCCGGATTCGGAATACGGAAGTTGATGCGGGCCGTAGGTAGCCCCTTTGTGTTATAGACGGTGTTATAGTGCTGTACAATAGGGTATGTGAGGTCTCCAAGACGTATGCGATTCGCCTCGGGTCCGTCCACGTATACATATTCGAGTAAAAGGGATGCCTGTAGGGGATAGGCCGAGGGCATCTTTGTTTGCAAGGGCAGGGCTAGGCCGTCTAGGCCGTCGATGATGGTGCCCGTCGGATCCGATACGTAGAACGGGCTGGAGTTCATGGGGGGATAGGTGGACCCCGATACCTTCTGCGAACACGTCGTTCGGTTTTGCGCAGTGTTGTTGGGAGCGACGGGGGTATCGGAGGATATTCTTTGGGAAGACACAAACATATTATCGAGGGGGCCGAATGTGACGGAGACTTGCACCTTGTCCGTGGAAATCGCATCTATCGGCAAGGCCTCTGACGGATCCCCTCTCGCAAACCAGAAAGGCAGCGGAATGGCGAGTTCCTGATTCTGCGTGCTCCATCCATTGGACGTCGGAGAAAACCCCGTGTCATGGCGACCAATCATCCGATTCACCGTTGTGACTTTCTCGATGGGTGTATGGAACTCGTCCAGAACCTCCATGAGCCTCCCGTCAATCGTGTCTATTGCATTACCGCCTATTGTCACTTGCGTAGAGGTCACCACGGCATGGCCGATCGAGTTCGTCCATCCAAAGGTGGGGCCGAGGAAGGGTTTGCCTAGCGTGCGGGCTTCTTCTCGAGCTGCGAGCTGGGCCGTGCGAATGTCTGGGAGCGTGACCATCAAGAAGGCCCTCGTGATTAAATGTCCCCTGCGAGGAATGGTGCACTTGGCGGTCTGGCCGAATGCCGGAGAATTGTCAAAGGGGACTGTGTACCACTCTGTCGTGAAGCGCCCCCCTTTTACATAAACCTTCTGGAAGTCCTGCATCTTGAGGACGCCCTTGGAAGGCAGGAGGCGCTCGTCCTGGAGGCCCGAATACAGAAGTTTCAATAAGCCCGCCGATGCCATCTTTATGCGTTGCGTATAAAAACTATAAGCGTCAATTAGAAATGGGGTGCCAAGGATACGTAGGATATACATTTTTGCATTTATTCCTGGCTACCCTCTCTTCCGTATCAGCCGCCCAGCTGAACCTTGTGAAAAGAACTGGAATAGACACTTCGGACCTGTTGACAGTGATTGCGTTATTGGCCATGTGCATTTTCCTTTTAGTGCTGATGTACTATATGCGGCCTGGGCCGTTGAAATATATCGCATTTGTCGTCTTCATCGTGGTCATGAGCACGTTGCTGCGGAAGATCGTGGAAAGATACAACGGGAATAACATACTTATCAACGTGCTCATGAATCTCACGAGTGTTTACTTGGCGATTACTTTGGCTGCGGCTTGGAACCCTGGGTTTTGGGGGTTTTTACTGGCTGGTATGATTGGTCTGTTCCTTTCACAACTTGGTTATACTGCGGCGGTCATCATAGGGGCGCCTGGTAAGGCGGATGGAATCAACTACTGGATTTCCTTGTTTGGTACAGGCATATTTACAGTTTATGTGGCCTATGACACGAAGCGAGTAAAAGAGGATGCTCTGAAATGTAAGGGGAACCCCGATTACATTAATGGAGCACTTGGCCTCTATTTGAATATTCTTGGAAGGTTTTTGCCTCCAGCTAAACGCTAGACCTCGGGTGGAGGGACCTCGGGTGGAGGGACCTCGGGTGGAGGGACCTCGGGCCCTCTCAATCCGTATACATCTTATTCGCAATCCCGTTCTGGAAGCGAATCCATTGCATCGTAATGACGAACACCTTTACTTCCCACGACTGCTCATAATCCCCTCCAGGGGGACTCACGTCTAGAGTCAATCTGACTGTCTGTAGACGAGACGCATTCGCCGTGCCAGTGGGCTGGTGTTGTCCAGGATTCGTTGCGAATGAGTACCCGTAAATGAAGTTGTTGTAAGCCGCCGCACCACCCTTGTGAACGCTGGCAATGTGCTGACGGAACCACTGCTCCTCTTGATTCACGAGCTCCACGCCATTGAGTTGTAGTACAGCGTTTTTCAGGAGAGGGCGTGGCGTGTTATAGGTAGCATTATACTCGGCGGAAAGCGTGGAAGAATAGTTCGTCCATTCATTGTTGTTCGCCACTTCCTTGCGGCGCACGAACCAGATAATCTCCTCCATAGGATGATTCGCTTCCAGAGGGAGCTGCACTTGGACCGTATCCGCCGTTGTCTTGTTTGTGGCGTATTTCATAGGCTCAGAGAATTCAAAGGTCTGCACGTTTCGTACTAGAGTTTCGAAAGGCGACCGAAGAATCCTCTGGCGTATCTCGCCGTCTGTCACAGCACCATACGTCACTAACTGGATTTTCTTGAATGTGGGGGGATTTGCCGCCGTTGCATATGTTACGGGGACATTGAGGTTGCCTGTGGTATTTATGAAACTCAGTGTCTTGTTCAGGGGAAGTTCTTTATTGTCGGCACGCCTTCCGCTGAGGATTCTGACGCATTCCTCGAACGGCCGCAGAGTGACGTGGATGCGTATGGAGCCTTCCTTGCATGCGAGGAGGGGGAATACTTCCTGGAGCTTGATGCGTTGAAAGAAAAAGGGGATAGGCACAAGGACGGAATGGGTGGTCGTAGGAAATGGCCGATAGCTCGGGGTCTGTGTTAGAGAGGATAATGGGTATCTTCCTAGGGCATCTATGGCGAGGCCGTATTGACTATTCAAGTCATGGAA